TGATATATCCTGTCTGTTGCCAGTATAGAGAAAACCTATATAACTAATTATGGATCTAATTAATCTAGGACTAAGCTGTTTATCCATCCTAGAGACATCACTACAAATTACACTGTCAAAACGACTAGAAGCTTCACGAATAAGCCAAGGATACAATAAATAAGGATTGGCAGCATAAACAGTATAATTAATACTACAATTACGAACACATTGATCAAAATACATACCAAACTTTGATCTTAAAGCCAAATTTACAGCTGTATCTAATACGTTAAAAATTCTAACATTAGCATCTTTATTAATTTTCTCTAATGGTAAAATTTCTACTTTCTTTGTATCAGCACATACTATTCTAATTGGTGTACCTTGCTCCCAACATTCTAAAATTTTATGAAAATCTTTTCTTAATTGTACACCCGGTGGTGTACTACTGGTGTACATACGATAAGTACCATTTGGTTGTAAATGTTTCACAAACGCTAATTCTTTGTTATGCATTTTAAATTTCTTTTCTAAATGTAAACCAGCACTAGTACTAACATCTATTGGCTTCATAGTAGTTTCTGGAGCTCCATTTATTGAATGATCTAAAGACAATGGTTTCAACAAATCACGATCATATGTGTACATGGCAAACTGTTCTCTTACTTCTTCTGCTTGTTTAAATATATCTTCATCTACATTTTCCACAATATCATTTTCAAATTTTAATAGTTGCGTTAGTGCTGGTTCAGGAATACCATTCGCAGTTTTAGGTACTCTTTCTACAATATCCGTAGGAATATACTGAGCAGATACACAACTATAAGAAGCAGACAATTCTGTTTTCATTCCTTTCCTATAATTACATACAACAGAATGAGTTGGATTCTTCATTTTTGCAAGATGTTTATTATATCTAATATTTTGAAAAATTTCTGGTTTAGTGTTTAAAATTGGAAAGCGAGTATGTGGTGTAATCAAATCTATATTAAATTCTTGATAATCCGGTACATTAGCACGTAACATTCCTTGGTCTTCAATTCCAGTTACCATTTCTGCTGGTAATACTGCATTACTTTCAAACTTCATAACACACATGTCAAATACTTCTTTATAAAATGGAGAAAACCATGCATTACCAAAATTTGTAAATGAGTTATGGATACCAACTATCCGTATCTCATTAGCCACTACTGTTAGCAATGGTAATCCGCAGTCACCTATAGAATAAATGTGTCTTGGATAATTCATAAAAGTTGTTGCTTCAAAAACAAAAGTTTCACGTGGTGAATAATTTGGATTTAATGGATCATGAGCCGGTGTTCTTCTATTACAATACATTGCCGTACCTCCATACACCTCTATTTGGGAAAATGGACGTACGTAATAACAAGTACCTGACCAATCAACTGTTTGTATAGCATTTAAAAGAAACTTGCTTATATCAGCCATGGCTGGAAATGATCTATCATCAACCGTGCAAACAGCCATATCTTTATCTCTATTTAATGATTTTACTGAAAATGAGCAACTATAACGTGTACTCGTACCATCTTTCAACGTACGAGTACAAATCATTGTGCCCCGTTTACAACTTGAAGTAAATATATGGGAGACTGTAACAAAAATATTCTTTTGTAAAAACAATCCATAACAATCACCTGCATCACCTTTGACTTTACAAAGGTTTTCACGTAAGCGTTCAGCAAAAACTCCTATAATACCATTATTACGAGTTATTTCATCAGATACTGCAACTGCATTAGATTTTGGACTTAATATGTTTTCAAAAACTTCAAGAGTTATTGAAGTTTCTTTTTGCAAAGATTTAAATAATGTTTCTGCGGCTACATTATCACCACGTATTATTGCTTGATTTAACGATTTACAAATTCCTTTAATAGCAGGAGTAATGTTGTTGCTCTTACTATTACTATGTCGCCAATTGTCATAATCTATTAAATCTTCCTCGGAAAATCCTTGTTGCTTTGCATAAGAGTACCAATCTCCTGGGTCTCTTCTACGCAAAAATTTTTGCATAGTTTCGCCAATACGTTGGTATTTTTCCGCTGAGTTTGCTTGACGTTTCTCTGGTTTTTCCTCTTCATTATGATTGTCCAGAAATTTCTTCTTCAACAACCATATTGTACAAATTAAGACAATAATAGACATAACAGCTCCAAAAATTTTTGCTACTAAAGGAAAGTGTTTGTGGGATAAAATTTTCTCACAAATTGACATGTTTCGTGCTCTCTCTTTTTGTAGTAAATCCCAACTTTGAACATAATGTTTGTATGCATTAGGAGATTCTTTTATTATTTCTGATGCTCTATAGAGAAAAGTTTCTCGCTCTTCTTCATTCAAATTATTATATTTAATGCGTTTGGTCCAATTTGGATGATTTGCTCTAATGTGACAGTAATCAGACACAGTTATTGGAGAAATACCCCAATATAGTATACCATGCTTACCATGACACAAAGGTATATCCTCTTCTTCATTTGTTGTTAATGATTTAGAATAAATAAAGCCTTGATCAATTATATATTGTGTACCATTAAATACTATTGATAATTTACAGTAAGGATCAGTTTGCTTAATCGCATAAGCAACAGTTTCTAGTAACTCTTCCATAGACATGTCATTCGTGACAGTAGGTATGCATAAGGCACTATCAGAAACGATTGTCTTAAAATGCTCTTTATAGCCAGGAGTAACAGTAAATTCTGCAATTTTAGAAAACTGATTCATACATAATGCGGTAAGACCAAATTTTGTAGTAGCTTTATTTAGAAACTTCTTTAAATCAAATATATTTATCGAAATATCTGGACAAAAATCCATAGTGGGCGCAGTTTCCAATTTAATTAATCTTTTGGCTAAAATATATTTTCCCTGAGCAAATTCCATAAAAAGTTTTAAAGTATTTTCTCTAGATATTGCCACACCTTGATAATGGAATCCACCAGTCTCATCAACTGTAATTAATTTTCCATTGTTATTAAAACAACCTGCTATTTTTCGAGTTCCAAACCAAGCAGGCGCATCAAAGTTATCAACAAATGCATCACTCATAACTCCCATGCGTCTGATTAATCCTTCACATGAAGTAGGTAAACATATTGGAAATCTATAATAAATACATTTATCAGACAAATAATCTTTAATCATACCTAAC